TACTTTGTGTCCTGCCATGCGTACAAGCATCAACACAATCTCTTCAAGCAAGTGGCCGTACAGGAACTTGATCTGCGTAGCCCCATCAATACCGCCACGCCCCTGCGGATCACGCTTCTCGTACCACAACTGTCGAGCAGGTTTACCTACGTTAGACATGCGTACAGTGAAATTACTGTCGCGTTCTCTGGGTGTAGCCCAAGATACTAACGCTTCTCTCATGCCCACCAAGGTCTTATCAATTTCTTCTTCTGTAAGTGGCAGAGGTGTGCCGTCTGATAGCTTCTCAAGGTGCTTGTAGATGTCGGGTACTAGTGTATTAAGCTTCATGCTGAACGTCCTTTATGTTTTTAATTGTGTTCTTTATAATGTTTAGGTCTGCCTTGAACCACTCGTTAACGTGTTCAATCTTATTTTTCTTCAGCTTAGAGTGTATTGTTTTCTCAGCTTCGCGCCTGTCGTCAAAATACTCAGTGTACTCTATCATATAATCTCTAAAGGGTGAAGAGGTTTGATAGCTTGAACATCTATCAGATGCATCGACAGCCATTCCAACCTTGTACCAACCTTTCCATGCAGGGTTAGAGATAACATAGACATGACCCTCATTAGATTTTTCATAACCTTCAAGTGCAGAGAAGGCGGCAGACTCAAAGTTCTTGTAGTGTCCTGCCTTGTACAAAGGATGGGACTGAGATACCTCTATACCGTTTACATACATACGTAAGCTATCTCTAATTGTCCAACATGTTTTACAAAGATACTTGCTCTGGGATTCTCTTGCTTCAGTCCAGTTACCGCCCAGTGTTAAAACCTCAGAACAATCTATACAGTTTTTAATGTGTTTCACTCCAGTTCTCCCCAACTTTGTAGGCCCCATCTAAAGGACAATTTAAATTAAACATACACCCCGCTTCCCTAATAGATTGTACACCTAGCTTACCAACCTCTACTGCATCATCAAGGTGACACTCTATCTGCCATTCGTCATGTACATTGGCTACAAACTTAGCATCATACCCATGCTTAGCTATCTTCTGGTCTAGTATGATCAGGGCTTTCTTCATAACTATTGCACCCGCACCCTGTAAGAGTGTGTTGAGTGCGGCGTGTTCTGATCGCACAGTAAGCCGTCTGCCGTCTAACGCTTTGATGAATCCTGTTTTAGCTTCTCGTTGTACGCTATCCGTAAGATGTTTAAATGATGGGAGATTATCAAAGAAGCGTTGTCTAAGTCCTTTCCCAACCGCTCTACCTCCTCCAACCACTGACCCAAGTTTTGCATCTCCGGCTCCGTACAGGAGGGCATAGATAAAAGTCTTTGCTTGACTTCTTGATTCAATTCTAGCAAGGCGCTGATTAGCGGTGTGTATATCGCCGTTAAGTATTTCATTAGTATACTCCTTATCGTCTAAGTAATGGGCTAACATCCTAAGCTCAAGTCCCGAAGCATCAATGCCTACAAGCCTGTAGTCCTCCGGCACTGTCCAACAAGATCGGCAATCTTCGCCGAACGGTGACGAACTACTGGGAATCTGTGCCATGTTAGGATGTGAATGGGTCATGCGAGAAGTCACTGCACCGTTAGGATTAACGTAGCCGTGTACTCTTCCTGTCTCTTCGTTTAGTTCTTTGATCCAACTCTTAGTTTGTGCTAAGCGTTTCTGTAACATAAGATACTTAGCAATCAAAGCCGCTTGCGGTATGTTCTTAACTCTATTTAAAGTAGCTTCATCCACAATAGGCTGACCTGTCGGCGTAAACTTCTTAGGACTCCAACCAAAACGAATAAGGTACTCGCCGATCTGTTTGCGTGAGCCTAAGTTAAATGGTGTCTCAGTTTTACGGGCTATGGGTAAGCAGTCCTCTCTGTTTAAAAGCATTCGCTCGTACTCGTTATCGCTTAGCCTAGTCCCCTTGTCGTATTGATCGGTGGCTGTCTTAGCTAATGCACCTGTCGCTGTGAACTTAGGGCTGAGTATCTGCGTAGTTATAACAGGACGGAACTCTTCCTGAACCTCCTGCTCTAGATCGTGTAGCTTGGTTTCAAACATAGCCATCAGGCCCATCACTCTCTGAACGTCCAACAGGAACCCGTTAGTGCGTTGCTGATCTATGATCTTAGCTACTGCATGTTCTATCTGCACTGACTGAGGCGTGAAGCCACGGCTCTCAAGCTTGAGTGCTTCATAGACTTTAGTGTTGAGCAACACATCGTTCTTGCAGTACTCTAACATCTGCGGCGTGTAAGCATCCCAAGCATCTTCTTGTTGACCAAAGTCACCCTTGCGAAAGCCTAGCCTGTAGCCCCACCCTTCAAGACCGTGGTTGCCTTCGCGTGTAGGCTTGAACAAACGTGACAATACTAATGTATCAACAATCTTCTTGTCAAACAGATCAATACCTGTCAGCTTCTTAATGACAGGGATGTCGTAGCCTATCACGTTGTGACCGATCAGTTTAGTTGCGGAGCGTAACAACCCGTAGCCTTCTTCCAACTGCGTGTTGTCGAACGTGAATACATCCATTGTGTCTACGTCTTGAGCCACGATGCAAAAGATCTGCGATGGATCTAAGCCGTCCGTTTCTATATCGAACACTAAGTTACTCATATTATTTCCTCGTCAAACTGTGATGAATTATAATCATCTAGCTCTTTGAGCCTACCCGTCTTGTTATCATACAGCAAGTGTGATGCTACTCCAACATCTCCAGTGTACCTAGACTTCAACACCCTGACCTTGGTGGTCGATGCTTCTATCTGATCCTCTGCCTGTTGGTTGCGTTCAAGGCTGATCACACAATCGCTTAGCTGAGCAATACTCTGCGACCCTCTAAGGTGCGAGAGTCCTGTCTCTATGCCGTTCTCGTGTCCCTTGTTGCCCTCTACTCTACGCAAGTGTGACACCAGTATCATACCACAGCCTGTCTCCTCTACCATAGTACGAAGCCTGTGCATGATGCCGTCAATAGCTTTACGCTCGTCATGTTCCAGTGTAGATAGTACAAGCATGTGAAGGTGATCAACTACAATCCATTTACAATCAAGACCGATGATCATGTAGCGTAGCTTGCTGAAGATGTCCTCTAAGTTATTAACTCCGTGGTGTGCGTGAATCCACACACGACCCTCGTTGTCACCCATGAATACCTTCCTGTAGCAATCGTCTAGCTGTTCCTCTGTGAACTCAGCCTTAACACTATCAAGGTGTAGCTTTGCGTTAGCCTCCACTGCCATGATACCTTCGGCAGTACGCGACCACGTTTCTTCAAGGGCTATGACACCTACGTTATCTTCGGTGTTCTCAATCAACCAGTGTTCAATCTCTCTGGTGACGGAGGACTTACCAAGACCTGTGCCACCTGTAAGGGTGACAAGTTCGCCGGCTCTAAGGCCCTCTAGTTTTTTGTTAAGTCCACCCCAAGGATAGGGTATGGCTCTTTTCTTTTCTAGTCTTAGCTTCTGGTATGCTTCAAACTGATCAGATAGATTTAATACCCCGGACGGCGTATAGATTTTAGAATCCCAAAAAGCACTGACGTATGCAGCATGTCTACCTTGGCGTAACATATCGTTAGCATCTTTGTAGTCCACGGGCAGTGTCATTATCTTAGCTTTGCCAGGCGTTAATAACTTTGCAACTTTCTGAGCCGCTTCCTTACCATGCTTGTCGTTGTCAAAGTTAATGACTACAGCATCAAAGGACTCAAGGTACTCTAGATTTTCCTTAACATCACGGACACCACCTGCCGCACCTGACTTAATGGATACCGCCGGCCACTTACTACCCATAAGTTCGTAAGCAGCCATTGCATCACACTCGCCTTCTGTTAAAGTTATAAACTTACCCCCTGCTTTAAACAGGTTCTCTCCAAACAACCCTACTTCTTTGGCACTTCCTGTCCAAATAAACTCCTTGTTTTGCTTACGGACTTTAGTTCCTGCATGTTCGTGTCCGTTGTAGTAGGGGTAGTAGTGCTTGTCTACCTTGCCGTTAATGGTTGAAGCTTTGACACCGTACTTCTTAGCTGTAGCTAAGCTTATCTTGCGGTCAATCAACTCTACAAATGAAGCGGCAACAGGATTTTTCTCCTTCATTCTATTGTTCCTTTGATACACTGTGAAGTCCGTTACGGTATCAGGTGGCTGCACTTCCGATGTGCTATAGGTTGGAAAATATTTTAAACAAACAAAACAGTAGGCTGATCCGTCTGCGTTGATAGAGGCCCCGTCAGTAGATCCACATGAATCGTCCTGACAGGGTTGGTGCAGTTTAACGAAAGCCATTCGGCTTACTCCTCAGTTACTTCAACTTCCTCTGTTGCAATGGCCTCGTCCGTGAGATGGTTATCTTTAAGATCAGCAATTAACTTTATAGTTGCGGCTTGCATAAGCCCCACTGTAAATGATGCTCTTTGACCCTGCTTGTCTGCCTCTATTAAGTGAGACAGTATTGCCCTACCCTCATCTGAGAGTAGGTCTGACTCGTACTTAACATCTTCTACTGTAACAATTCCCATTACAACTCGTCCTCCATCGTGGTTTCATAAGAGTCAAACTCAGCACCATCAGGTGTACCAACTTCAACAAGTTCAAGAACCTGCATAGCCTGGAAATCTAAACCTTTAAAGGTTGTACCTTTCCATACTGATTCCCATTCTTTGTATTGCACCTTAACACTGGAGCCGTTACCAACCCTAGCATCTAGTGTGTTCTTATACT